GCTAAAAAAGTAGACCTGTCTTTAAGAGAGGATGTAGGCACTTCTGTAGAAGCTCTAGAAGAGATTGAGAACTTTGCAGAGCCTACTAACTTTGAGGGTGCTATCAATGAGCTAAGTGATGCTTTTGATAGAGTCTTTGAGCTTACTAATGAATTAGAGAGCTATGTAGACCAGTTTAGAGGTCAAGACTACCCTAGTGTAGTAAGTAAAGCAGAAGATAGCTTAAATGCCTATAGAAATGGCTTAGATGAGCTAGGATTACCTTTAACTGATGATGCTATCTATTTAGAGGAGCTATTAACTAAGTGGGAGGATTACAGAGATATATACAATACTTTGCCACTAGCAGAGGAACTAATTAATAAAGCAAAAAGTTTATAGAATGAATACAAAAAAAACAGTATTTAGTAGAATGGCTAAAGGGATGCCTAAGAAACAAGTTAAGTTAGGCTTAATAGATAACTTTAATTATGACTACCAGTATTTAGAAGATCAAGCTAGTTTATTAAGTTATTTGGCTTATGAGTGGCACGATGAGGCTTTTGAAGAGTATCGTCAAGCGTGGATGCAGTTAAATGATGAATATACTCATAATGGTAGCTCTGTAGTGAGATTTGATGAAGTAGAGGGAGATATGCAGTTATTAGAAGAGATTAAAGTAAAAGCAGAAGAGCTTGGTTTAGATCCTAATGATGTTTATGATAACTATGATGCTCACTTAGAACTAATAGAGTCTGTAAAAGAGGCTGATGACCAATATAAAAGAAATGAGATGGAGTTTAGAGACTGGGCATCTTAATATTAATTAATAAATAAATAAATATGAAAACAACAGAAATGTTATCAAAGATTAAAGCTCTATTGAATGCTAATACTAACTTAGCTCAACAGACTTTAGACAATGGTACAGTTATCGAGGCTGAGTCTTTTGAGGCTGGGCAGTCTGTTTTTATTGTTACTGATGATGAAAGAGTAGCACTACCTATTGGAGAATACAAGTTAGAGGATGGAAGTACTCTAATTGTAGAGGAAGAGGGTGTGATTGCATCTATTGGAGAAGCAGAAGCTCCAGCAGAAGAGGTAGTAGTAGAAGCAGAAGATGAGATTATTGAAACAGAAGTACCAGAAGAGGTAGCTCCAGAAGTGGAAGCTATTGTAGAAGCAGTAGTAGAGGTAATTGCACCAGCTATTGAAGAGGTAAAAGAAGAGCTTAAGAAACTCAAAAAGAAATTTGAGGAAGCTAATACTGAGGAAAAAGAAAAAGAGGAGAAAAAAGAGGAGATGTCTAGAAAGTTTAAGCATAGTCCAGAAAGAAGAGCCTCTAAAAAAGAACAAATTAAATTCTCTACTAATAGAGCAGAAACTACTTTAGATAGAGTATTAAAACAATTAAATAAATAATAAGAAAATGAGAAAAAGATTTCAATTTGCTGATGCGGACAATTCAATGACTGATCCTATCAGCACTACGTATGCCGGAGAATTTGCTGGTAAGTACATTTCTGCGGCGTTATTGAGTGGTAAGACTCTAAATGATGGAGCTATCACTGTAAAACCTAATGTAAAGTACAAAGAAGTAATTAAGAAACTAGATGTAGGTAATATTATTGCCGATGCTACTTGTGATTTTGATTTTACTGCTGATACTTTAGAATTAACTGAGCGTATTCTTACGCCAGAGGAATACCAAATTAACCTACAACTTTGTAAGAAAGACTACAGATCGGATTGGGAAGCTGTTGCAATGGGTTATTCGGCATTCGATAACTTACCTCCAGCTTTTAGTGATTTCTTAATTGGTCAAGTAGCGGCTAAAGTAGCTGAAAAAACTGAGCAGAATATTTGGGGTGGAGTAAATGCTAATCCTGGAGAATTTGATGGCTTTACTGTACTTATGACTGCTGATGCAACTGTAAATGATGCATCTAACGCAGTAGGTGGAGTAGCGGCTACTTCTTTCACTAGTGCAAATATTATCGAGCTTTTAGGAAATGCTGTAGACTCAGTACCTAGTGCTGTTTATGGTAAAGAAGATTTAACTATCTATGTACCTACTGTTGCGTTACAGGCTTATATTAGAGCTTTAGGCGGATTTGGTGCTTCTGGACTAGGAGCGGCTGGTACTAATGATCAAGGAACTCAGTGGTATAATATGGGGAATGCTCTTTCTTTTGAGGGTATCAAAGTACAGCACTGTCCTGGTATGCCATCTGACCATATTGTAGTAGGAGAGGCTTCAAACTTATTCTTTGGTACAGGATTGCTTTCTGACCACAATGAAGTACGTCTCGTAGATACAAGTGAGACTCTAGGAGATCAAAATGTAAGAGTAATTATGCGTTTTACTGCTGGTGTGCAGTATGGTATTGGAAGTGATTTAGTACTTCTTACTTTAGCATAAGAAATAGAATATTAACATATTAAGAGGGTGGGTTGGAATAGTCTTACCTACCCTTTTTCTTTAAAAATAAAAACGAATGGCTTGTAATTTAACAACTGGTCGGTCAGTACCTTGTAAGGATAGCGTTGGTGGTATTCAAGCAGTTTACTTTGCGGACTTTGGAACTATGGGAACTTTAACAGTTACTGCTGGAGAAGTTACTGCTTTTGGTGGTACTCCTAGCTTCTTTGAGTTTGATGTAAAAGGTAACTCTAGCTTAGAACAAACTATCACAGCATCTAGAGAGAATGGAACTGCTTTCTATGAGCAGACTCTTAATCTGACTTTGACTAAATTAGATAAAGCTACTCAAGAGGAACTAATCCTTATTGTAAAGGCTAGACCTCACGTAGTAGTGAAAGATTATAACGGAAATTATTTAATGATAGGTGCTTCTTATGGAGCTGATGTTTCTGGAGGTACTATCGTTACTGGTGCTGGAATGGCGGACTTGAGTGGCTTTACACTTACTTTAAGTGGTCAAGAGACTCTACCAGCTTACTTTGTAGATAGCACTGCTTTTGAGGCGCTTGTTAGTGCTACACAAATAGCTCCATAATTTTAGTTAGTGTTTATGTAAGAGGGGTACTTTATAGTACCTCTTTTTTTTTGCACAAATTTTAGTAATAGTACGTTATATTAGTATGAAGATTATAGGTACAGGAGGAACAAAGACTTTTAAGGTAATTCCTAGACAGTATGTAGATGGTCAGATACAAGTAAAACTGACTAATGAAAGTACTAAGGGGGTAGTAACTGTATCAGCTACTGCTACAACAGACCACGATTATATGAGTTTTGAGGCTGTTTTTGGTACACTAAAAAAGGATGTATACTATACTATGGATGTATTACTCTTTGGTACTAGTACAGTGATATATAAAGATAAAGTATTCTGTACAGACCAAACTGTAGACCAGTCTAATAATGACTACTATACAGTAAATGAAAATGAGTATACTACAGAGGATAGTTATGATAATGATTATATAATAATATGAGTATAAAAATTGTAAACTTAAGCACTTATACTACTCCAGAGATAAAGGAGTATAAGAATAAAGAGTGGGTATCGTATGGTGCTGATAATGATTATTACCAATTTCTGATAGATAGGTATAATGGAAGTCCTACTAACAATGCCTGTATCAATGGAATTAGCCAATTAATATTTGGTAAGGGATTAGATGCTACAGATAGCAGTCAGAAGCCTAATGAGTATGCACAGATGAAGTCTTTATTAAAAGATAGCTGTGTTAGAAAATTAGCTTATGATCTAAAACTTATGGGGCAGTGTGCTATGCAAGTTATTTATAACTCTAACCACACTAAAATAGTAGAGGTAGCTCACTTCCCTATAGAGACTCTTAGAGTTGGTAAAGCTAATGAGGATGGAGATATAGACTCCTACTATTATATGGCTGACTGGTCTGAGGCTAAGCCTAATGATGAGCCAGAAAGATTTAGTGCTTTTGGTACTTCTAGTGATGAGATAGAGATTTACTGTGTTAAGCCTTATAGAGCTGGGTATTATTACTATTCTCCTGTAGATTATCAAGGAGGTATACAGTATGCAGAGCTAGAAGAGGAGATAGCTAATTATCATCTTAATAATATTATGAATGGTTTGAGTCCATCGATGATGATATCGTTTAATAATGGTACGCCAGATGAGGAGACTCAAGAGATGATTGAGAGAAAGATTAGAGATAAGTTTTCTGGAAGCTCTAATAGTGGCAAATTCATCCTTGCTTTTAACGACTCTAAAGAGAATGAAGCCTCAATAGAGCCTGTACAGTTAAGTGATGCTCATCAACAGTATCAGTTTTTAAGTGAGGAGTCTATGCAGAAAGTAATGGTAGCTCACAGGATTATCTCTCCTATGCTATTAGGAATTAAAGATAAAACAGGACTAGGGAATAACGCTGATGAATTGGCTACAGCTTCTATACTTATGGATAATACTGTAATAAAGCCGTTTCAAGACCTTTTAATAGGTGCTTTTGAGGATATACTAGCCTTTAATGATATCGTGCTTAATTTGTACTTTAAAACGCTACAGCCACTAGAGTTTACAGACCTAGACAATGCTATGACTAAAGAGCAAGTAGAGGAAGAGACAGG